TTGGGAAGCCTTAGCTGCTCTAGCTCTATGGCTTTACCTACTAAAAGACTAACCGGGGAGAGGGTTCAATGAGTAACGTCTACGTTACCTCTGACTGGCACCTAGGCCACAACGGAATCAGTAATAAGTTCCGCACTGGGTTCGATAGTGACCACCACCATGACCATCACATCGTAGAGATGGCTCGATCTTACCTGACCAAGAGGGACACACTCATCTGTGTAGGTGACATGTCCTTCACTGTTGAAGGGATGGAGATGATTGATTCACTACCAGGTACTAAGATCCTGGTACGTGGTAACCATGACAAACTCCAGCAGGCCCAGTATCACGCTGTGTTCGACGCAGTTCAAGGGGCCTGGTCATACAAGGGCTTCTGGATTACGCACATGCCTGTGCATCCTATGGAGCTGTACGGTAGGCCTAACATACACGGTCACTGCCACCGTGGTGGCCCATACGAACACCAGCAGGGTGAGCATTGGGATATGTACTACAATGCTATCCTTGAGTACAACGACTATAAGCTGGTGAATCTTATGACTGTGAAAGAGATGATGGCAGCACGCCGGGAACTTTACTAAGTTCTTGGTGTCTAATTTATTGTTTGTGAAAGGAAGGAAGAGAAATGATTAATGATTACGATACTAACTATTCGATTAAACTACCATACTTTGTAATTGCTGATAAAGATACAGGGTACATCGGGAATGTAGAGTATGATACCCGGGACGGTGCTGTCAAAGCAGCGGTAGGTTTCAGTAAGAACTCTGATAAAAACTACGAAGTTCTTATGCTTTCAGCTAAGGTATCAGCTCCGATCTATCCGCCGCGGGTTGTAGTTACTAAGTACTAATGGCTACTATCATAGGTGATGAAGCTTGTCCTCAGTGCCGGGAGAGGGGCGGGGATAAGACAGGGAATCACCTGATACTATTCGATGACGGCAACAAGTATTGCAACCGTTGTCACTACTTCGTTACCGCAGATGGTAGCGAGACACTAACCGGGGAGAGGGTTCCAGAACCAATGACAGGCAAATTAACATTCAAAGAAGTGCAAGAGTTGCCGACGTTTGGTATCCCTCACAAAAAGATTACAGCTGCTACGTGTGAACACTTCGGTGTAAGGACAGAGTTCAATGGGCAAGGCGAGCCAAGCGGGACATGGTACCCTCACTACACGGAAGGGAAACTTGATGGGTACAAGGGTAAAGATTCCGATAAGAATTTTGCAGCAGTCGGATCTATTGGAGGTGGTGAACTTTTCGGCCAATCAGTTGCCAAAGGAAGCGGATCGTTTGCAGTTATCACGGAAGGTGAGGACGATGCTATGGCTGTATGGCAGGTGCTGGTGCAGCAGTCCGACCTTGACGGGTGGTCCCCTGATGTTTTCAGCGTGTACCACGGTGCTGCTGGAGCAGTCACAGATGTATCATCGAACCTCGAAGCACTTGATAGCTATGCTCGTATCATCCTCTGCCTCGATGATGACGCTGCCGGACACGCCGCTCTCGATAAGCTCTGTCCGTTACTTGCTGGAAAGGTTTACATTGCCAAGCTACCATCTGGGTGTAAGGATGCCAACGACGCCCTCCTAAAGGGGCAAGAGAGTGATCTCAAGTGGGGCATACTTAAGCACGCTAAGAAGTACCAGCCTGATGGCATCATCAATGGTACTGACACATGGGAGAGATACAAACATAGCTCAGCTATCGAGTGTGTCCCTTATCCTTATCACGAATTAAATGAGAAGACTTATGGATTCAGACCCGGTTCAATCGTTACGGTTACAGCTGGAACAGGCTTGGGCAAAACCCAACTCTTACGAGAGTTCAAGTATCACATTTGGAAAACAACTGACTGGGGAATCGCTGACATCGCGCTTGAAGAGGATGTTGGAGACACTGTGTCGGGGCTCATGTCTGTACACATGGGACGACGACTGCATCTTCCAGACGTGGTTATCCCGGAGGAGCACGAACGTAAGATTCATGCGGAACTCTTCGATAGCGGAAGATGGAGTTTTTATGACCACTTCGGAGGAATGGACGACTCATCTTTACTCAACAAAATACGATACTTTGGTGTTACCGGACACCGCGCAATTTTCCTCGACCACCTCTCTATTGTCGTATCTGAGTACGCAGCTGAAGGTGGGGAACGTGAAAGGATTGATACCGTAATGACAAAGCTAGCAAAGCTAGCAAAGGAGTTAGAAATTGTTATTTTCTTGGTTGTTCACCTTCGGAAAGAAGGATCGGGACGAAGCTTTGAGCAAGGCGCAATCCCAAGTCTCGATGATCTCAGAGGATCTGGATCACTTAAACAATTATCTTGGGATGTTCTCGCCCTCTCAAGAAACCAACAACATCATGACCCGGTGTGCAGAAACACGTCACGCCTTACGGTGCTTAAGTGTCGCTTTACAGGACGCACAGGAACCGCGGGGTATGTTAGGTTTGATGAAGAGACCGGACGAATGGTAGAGTGTGAGTGTCCACCAGGGTACGACGAAATAGAAGGGAGGAACTTCTGATGAGTAACATACTATACCTAGTGGTGGGTAAAATTCCTTACGAGGGTACCGATCTTGAGATGGTTACTACCAATGAGAGGGAGGCGATCTCTTACATGAACAGCTACAGTTGGGGTGATGATGAGTGTGAGATAATCAGATACATCAAGGGAGATGACGATACTAAATACCAATGGGATCGGAGCTACTCGAAGAGTGTCATGGCTGATGACAGAGGTAATGAGAAATGATCTATGAATGGAAATGTAAAGAGTGCGGCAAGGTGGTGGATATACGACGACCCGTGTCCGACATGGACTTTGGCCCAGTCGTGGAGGATGGCGTTGAGGAGTGCGAGCATGGCTACGACACATACGTACGCATTATATCAAGGACCTCGACACCCTTTGAACATCTACGAGATGCTGGTATGCTCGACCGAACACACTGGCACAAATCAAACGACAACTGGAAGTAAACAACATGATTAACTACATAGCTATACTGACTAAGATGGTACCGTTTCATGCGGACGACGACGATGATGCACTGGCCATCATAGATGAGATGGAGTCTGAACTTAAGGATGATGGTATTAATCTCACCTGCTATAAACTCCCCGTCCATGACCCGATGGGTGGCTTAGACTTCGGCGATCAGATACACTGATGCCTATAGATACTGAGAAGAAGAGACGTGAGGTTTTGGATAGCTTCACACAGTGGGAGCAACATTGGTTAATGAAATTTGGAGTAGACACTAATGACTATAACGACGATAGACAAAGACTCGATCATAAAAGAGACAGTTATTGGGTTCAAGGCCCGAGTGATGCAGAACTACGAAGAGCTATCTGACGCTGATATGATCGACCTGATGGATGCATTGGATAAGATCCTTGCCCCTAAGGTGAGCGACGTATCTATACAGAACCGACAGTACAACCCTTCAACTGATCAAGTAGAGGATATCTAAATGAAAGCTGAGTTAGAATCATGGAGCTTTGGTGGTGAACACAACGATCTTGCTACGTCATCAAGGCATCCTAACATGGAGAAGAAAGCAGCTACTCTACGTAAGTGGTACCGTGCAGGACAAGCAGCCTACCGTACCGCGGTCGATAAGATCACGGTACTGAATGACCAGCTACAAGACATGCCCGGGGACAGAGAGAGAGAAGGCTTCCTCATGGGTTGGCAGTCAGATGCCTGGGCTTATGAGAACAACAAACCCTTTTCAGTAGAGGGTACATGCAACATTATACCGGAGGATTTCAATGAATTTACTTATGAAAATGAAGGACATTCAATTCTGGCTGAGACAAGTACAAGCCACTAGTAAGACTGACTACTTCTTTAACAAGGCACAAAATGAATTACAACAACTCATTACTGACGGAGAACGAATCGAACACGACAAACTCCAGCAGAGTTATGCCGAAGCCGATGACAGACGAGGCGACCCCCTCGGGTGACAACGTCATCATCGCAGGTGGTCGCGACTTCGATGATCCTGACTTCTTAGATGATTGTATGTGGGAACTGTTCGGGGATAGGGATTATGGATACGAAAACACTCTCAGCCACGGGGCCACAATCATCACCGGTGGTGCGAAGGGAGCAGATACTATCGGCCACGAGTGGGCCAGAGCCAATGACTTCGCTACCCTGGTATTCCCCGCTGAGTGGGACAAGCATGGCAAGGCAGCAGGTTTTATACGGAACTCCGTCATGGCATCGGTGTCTAATATCTTAGTATCTTTCTGGGATGGCAAGTCCAAGGGTACTAAGCATATGATTAACACAGCATTGAGTAAGGGGTTAGAGGTTCATGTTTACAGATATTAGTTTATTTCTAGTTAAAGGTATGCAGCACTTCACTATCGGGTTCGTAACGATAGCCTTATTTGGTCTCGCAACTGCGGTGATCTACGTACTGCTAGAATTAAAAGAGTTCGCACTAGTGATGCTGACTATCATCCTGATCTCTGCCTTACTAGGCTTCACCATTACTGAGGCATCCCTGTGAACCGGGTAGTGTTCGATACCGAAGCCAATGGCTTTCTTGAAGAAGCTGATCGCATGTGGTGCATCTGTTTACGCTATGTGGGCAGCAGGTTAGGTATGGACGTAGGCCCTGACCAGATAACACAAGGTCTTGACGAACTGTACCAAGCTGATGAACTCATCGGCCACAACATCATCGGGTATGACCTGCCCTTAATGGAGAAGCTATATGGATGGAAACCAAACCCAAAGACCAAGATCACTGACACTGTTATCCTTAGTAGGTTACTACGCTCTGATCGTCCCTTGCCTTCTGGCTGCCCTGGTGGTATGGGGCCACACAGCTTGGGTGCTTGGGGCTATCGTGTTGGTAGGGGTAAGCCTGACCATACAGATTGGTCTCAGTTTAGCCCCGAGATGTTACACAGGTGTGCAGAAGATGTGGAAATCAATGTGCTTGTCTTGGCTGCTTTGGAGGCTGAAGCGTCAGCGAATAAAAATATTGACTGGCGAAGGGCCAGAGGGATAGAGCATGATATTCAATACATTATCACAGATCAGGAACTCAACGGATGTCCTCTTGACCTACCACTGGTATGGGACACTCGGGTTAAACTTAAGAATCAGATACTACAAACTGATAGGGAAGTTGTGCCGTTGCTGCCAGAGCATCCCCTGCCTAAATCTAGGCAAGGAACCTGGCCATCCGTCCAGTATAAGAAGGATGGTACACCGACGGTTAATGCACTCCGATACTATGGTGATCGCTTTGGGCAGGAGAAAGAATACCGAACAGACGTTATTGTTAAGACGGCTCCAATCAATCTCGGATCACCAGATCAAGTAAAGAAATACCTGATGACCATTGGTTGGATACCAACCGAGTGGAACTATAAGAAAGGTAAGGACGGTAAGCCAATGCGTGATGAACGCGGCAACCGTATAAGAACATCACCGAAGCTAACCCTCGATTCTCTTGAGTCATGTAAGTTCCCAGAGGAACACGCTGACATAGGGGAGAGGATAGTAGAGCGATTGATGTTGGCACATAGAACATCTATATTGACCGGCCTCCTAAGGGACTGTAGAGGAGACGGTAGGATTTCAGCAAGAGCAATACCGATGGGTACACCAACGGGGAGGATGACTCATAGACAGGTCGTCAACGTCCCTGGTGTCCGTAAGGACGACGACAAGAGTATCCTAATGGGAAAGGCAGGGGGCTACGGCTTCGAGCTTAGATCCTGTTTTACGTCGGATCCAGGGTACACCCGGGTGGGTGTTGACTTGCAGTCATGTCAGATCTATGGGCTCAGTCATTACATGAGGGACGAGGAGTACAGGTACCAGGTAACTGAGGGTGATCACCACCAGTATGCTGCTGACCTAGCTGGCTTAGCTGACAGGCAAGACGGCAAGAAGCTTAACTACTCTATCCTATTCGGTGCTTCTGATGAGAAGCTTGCGACCGACCTGGGCATAACCAAGGCACAGGCTGCTGCTGTAAGGGCAGCATACTTCAAGGGATTACCTAAGCTAGACGCCCTCCTAAAGAAATTAGAACGGGAGTGGAAACAGTACGGGTACATCACTGGGTTAGACGGTCGAGCCGTATGGGTGCGAGCTAAGCACATGCTCCTCGTATACCTTTTACAAACCTTAGAGTCAGTGATAATGAAATCATTCATCATTGATGTACACAAGGCAGCTGCTGAGGCTGGCCTTGATTATAAATTAGTTACCACAATGCACGACGAATGTCAATTCCTCGTAAAGGATGAACATGTATCCATTTTCACTACGATTTGTGAGACAGCAATTGCAGCTATCAACTTACGATTCAATCTATGGTGCCCTCAAGCTATCGACATCAACCTCGGTACCACCTGGGCAGAATGTCACTAAGGTCTGCCTCATCTGCGGAAGTGAGGACTACCCCAGCTGCGAGGCCGAGGTATGCCCGTTAAATGGAAGATACTATGAAGAAGGAACAACTAAATGATAGAGCCAATCCAGACATCATGGTCGATGTGGAGACAGTGGGTACCGGAAAAGACGCAGCAATATACCGTCTTAGCGCGATACGTTTCAATCTTAATTCTTGGGATGATGTCGAGAGCATCAACAGTGAAGGAAGACTCTTCGACGCATATCTGGATATTGCCGACCAACAAAGTAAGGGCCTCTGTACATCAGTTGACGCACTTAAACGGTGGGGAGCCAAGCAAGCTAAAGATCGAGAGGTTCCTGAGGCAGTACCGGAGAATACAAGACATGCACTTGAGCGTCTCATTAGATTCTGTAAGGGTGGAAGAAGTCTTTGGGGTCCGGGTAACAATCACGATAACTCCGCTCTGCGAAAGTTATGTGAGACCTATGACGTTGAATACTTCGTGGGTGACTGGAACAATCTTGATGTAAGACCTATGATGTGGAGACCGTGGAACTTTATCGAAGTTCTGGGGTCTAATAAGAAGAGCCCACAGTTTCTAGTGGGTAAGAAAGATAACCTCTTGGATAAGATCCGGAGGCAAATCCTCAAGGTACAGTATTTGTACCGACGAGATAACAATGGAATAAATGGATCAAAGTATGAGCAAATTTAACCCGCAGAAGAAGACCAGTTCAGGTCCAATGATTGCACCACCTGCCGCTGGTGTAGTGCCTGCACGTGTCGCTCGGATTGTAGAGATCGGAGAACACACTAACCATTACGGTCAGAAAGACCAAGTACATCTATGGTACTCACTACCAACACGCCTGATTGATAGCCCAGAGAGTGACTTCAATGGCAAGCAACACATGGTACGCACAGCGCCTTTACGGAAATCCAGCAACGAGAAAGCCTCGTTAATGAAAGACCATATCAACGTGCTCAAGCCGGACTGTGTATCTCTTGACCAATTACTCACCCTACCGTGCTTCATCACGATACTCCACAATGAAGTAGAGTCCGGCGGCGAGACGCGAGTCTTTGCCAACATCGGCCAAGTGTCCGGTGTTCCTGAAGGTATTGATGTAGGTGCCCTAGATACGGATCCCTTCTACTTCTCTTGGGATGAACCTGACGAGGACATCTGGGAGAATCAGCTATGGGATCGCATCCGTGAGACGATCATGTCCGCGGACAACTATGCTGGTAGCCCCGTTGAAGCGATGGTGTTACGCCTCGCTGCTATGAAGGCCTCCTAACAAGCTTGACTGTAGGCAGCTGTTACCCTCTGTATATATCAGGGCAATGCAGCGTAAGTCCTACCTTATTATTTGGAGAAAGAGATGAAGACATATATTATAGATGACACGACTAAGGTCATCGTTGGTGATGACGTTACCAGCTATCTGAGTGACCACCGTATCATATTCCAGCGTGAGATTGGCAAGTACGAGCAGGAAGTTATCGCAGCCTTCGCTTTCTATAACAGTGTTGTTATGGAGAAGACAGGTGTTGTGGTTGAAGACCTTCCGATAGATGAGACAGCGTAGTAACGGATCACCACAGATCCTACGTAAGTCACACTCACACCAGTCGGTAAAAGATTATGGCAGGAAAGTTGAAGGCAAGATTATTCTTGAACAACTTAGAGAAGGAATCTCTGATGGAGCTGATAGATCACCTGATGGACGAGGACTTGGAGGACATCGAGGATGTCAAACAGAACGAAAAGTGGGCAGCAATGCTGACGCGCCTAGTACTAGGGAAGCAGTGGGTGTTCCCCCTCTACCTAGTCAAGACGCCTGATAAACTAGAAGGACCAGAAGAATGAGAGTACTCGTAGACGCTGACATGATTGCCCACGAGGTGGGTCATCTACGTCACAATGTTAAAGATGAGAACGGGATAGACCTGATAGATGAAGAGACAGGAAGAGCAGTTAAGGGCGATCTATTTAACCCCGAGACGGTGGCTCAAATCGCAGTCGGACGGCTATTTTCTATTATCAGTGGATCTGAAGCAGGTGGATGGAAAGCCTTCCTCTCACGAGGAAAACACTACCGACATAAGTTGGCTACCATCCTCCCTTATAAGGGTCACCGAGAAGACAGTCCAAGAAACAACGTGGATTATGTTAAAGAACATCTCCACCAAGAGATGGGCGCGGTATGGTGTTCCGACAACGAAGCCGATGATGAGATGGCTAAAGAACAGTGGTCAGATATTATCACTGTTGGATCAAAGTTCGGATATGACGATGACATCCTACGAGATCATACATCAGTGGTCATTGCCTCACGTGACAAGGATCTTCGGACTGTTCCGGGGTGGAAGTTCACATGGTGGCTGAAGGGTGCTAAGGATGAAGACGGGGTAGAGATCCCCGAAGAGAAGAGGCAGGTTGAGAAGGGGAAGATCGAGTGGATATCAATCGCTCAAGCCTTCCGTAACTTCTATCAACAACTCCTCACTGGAGACACAGCTGATAACATCAAGGGATTGTACGGAGTTGGGCTTAAGAGTGCTTGGGTCAAACAGTTAGCCGACCTGGATGAAGAGGAAGATATGTACGACCATGTAGAGGAGAAGTATTTTAAACACTACGGCCCTCACTATGGCGAGATCTTTCTTAAAGAGAACGCTATGCTCCTGCACATGCAACGACGTGACGATGATCAGTGGTTACCACCAGCTGAACGTGACGAACACTACTGGTACCTATAATGGGCAATGATAATAAGAAGCGATTCATATTCAGTGAGATACAAACGATCCTCATACTGAGTATACTCGCAGGCTGTGTAGTTAATACAGCTTACGATCTCCTCATCTGGATATTAACATGAGGCTACGAGTACGACACATACATGCCATCGAAGCAATCTCCGATAACATTATCGGTTGGTTAATCAACTTCGGTCTGGTATTCCTAGTCTACAATATGTGGCTAGGTCAGGACATCTCCATTAGTGAGAACGTCCTAGGTAGCACGGTGTTCTTTATCGTAGCTTTCGCAAGGAAGTATACGTTACGTCGATGGTTCAACCGGTTCATTGCGAACCTAGTAGAAAAACGACAGGCTCAGGAAGATGCCGAATTACAAGAGCAAGCTGGAGCGCGTTAATGCCAACCACCTTGAAGACCACAAAGTCTCGTACCTCTACGAGCCGAGTGAAGGGAAGATCCAATACGTCCTCCCAGCCTCGAAACACACGTACACGCCAGACTTCTGGCTTGAAACGAAAAGAGGGCGGATCATCTGTGTCGAAACCAAAGGAATTTGGGATTACACCGATAGGTACAAGCACGTCTGGATTAAGAAACTCTATCCAGATCTTGATATCCGATTCGTTTTCACACGAAGCGCTACGAAAACTAGCAAGGGAGCAAAGCAATGCTATGCAGACATTTGCGAAGGCCGCGGCCGGGGCGTTTTCAAAGGATTAACCTGGCAATACGCCGATAAGAAAATTCCACTGGAGTGGATGAATGAATGATGAACGAAGTAAGTTCAGCAGTATCATAGACTCCGGGCTGAGAGAATATTTGAACGTAACAAATTAAAAAGAGATATAATATGAACGAAGTAACACAAGCACCAATTGAAGTGCAAGAAGGAAGTGTAGATCTTACTAATGCTTCACCAGTAGTACTAGTAGATGAGAACGGCGTAGCCGTAGTAACCCCAACAGAAGGAACACAAGAGAATGACAACCAAGAAACCGACGAAGTACGTGCTGACAGTGAAGCGACCGAATCTCCTGAAGTCTCCACTGAAGCGTCTTAAAGGCGAAGTGGAAGTAACACTGAACGTATACAGCCCTAGCGCTAAGAAGTACCAGCCAGTGGATGTCAAACAAATTAACATATTGGATATCTAAGATGGACTATCAAGAGTTCTGGAATAAGTTTGAAGCGGAAGGTGCTGAAGCAGCTATCGCGTACGCTACTACCTTTGCCGCTGATAATGAGGGTTGGGATGAGGTAATGAATGAGCATGTACCTGGCCTGATCACCATAGCGAAGGTACGAGATATCAACATGATTGACTTCCTTGCTCAGCTGGATAAGCTGGAGTCTGATGCATTAGCGGAGGCTGATAATGCCGATGGAACTGATAACT